CGCATTTTTACCGCATTTTTACCGCTTTTCGCAAACCAAAGCAGAATTGCGGTACTGCTCTGCAAAAGCTAGTAAGGCACAATCTAATAGTTCCTGGTAGCGTGTTTTCTCAATCCCTAGCTCAGAGTAGATGATATAAGCCGGCTCTGGCAAAGTCTTTAGAAAACGAGAATACAGTATGAAGCGATAAGTTGGGTTGTATAGCCTTGATACTGCTTGTTCTATTTCCTCTAGTTCTGCCATCGCATCTACTCTGCGGATCGCCAAGTTTTCAACCGGCCTGCTCGGGCCATTGTTTGCTCTCGTTTCAAATGTAAATTCTTGCGTCACTTTTTGCAAGGCTTCGTCACACGCTATCTCTCTCCACCTTGGATATTCTCCTAGCTTCTTCTTTGCTCTGCGGATAGTTACTTTTTCATTAACTTCTGGAAGCAAAGGCACTTCGCCCATTCTATCCACTCTTTCACCTCCTCCTTAAATCCCAAAAGACCTCTCTAAATACATTTCACGCTTTAATTTACGTCTTAGCTTTCGTTGGCGCTCCGATTCGCTGTCGCTCGTCGCCCCCCCCCAATTTTCGTATTAGCGTCGATGTAATCTTGCGCAATCGCCGCCCATCGCTTGTCAGTTGTTTTGCAGTCCATTTTCTCACGCAAGCAAGTGATAAGAAAATCTTTGTCAAACAAACTGTCTAGCTTAATCATCAGTCGGATTGGCGGAAAGCGTCCTGCTCTTTCGTCGCTGTTAAGTCTAGTTCTATCAGAGTTCAGCGTTGCACCCTTAAACCCTAACTGCGCCATCATTTCTTTCTTCGTGCCGTAAGTTTTGGTCTTTTCGGCTAGAATTCTGTAAAATTTCTGTACATTGGTTTCAGTCATCCCTAGCCTCTTCAACTTTCCAACCCAAAATATCTGCTGCCTTTTGCGCTTCTTCCTTGGTATCAAATTTCTTGACGTATGCCATCGTACCTGGCTGTTCGTCGACTAGTATGACAATTTCAACATCTTCTTGATATTTTTTGAAATACAAATGATTGCCATCCGTGACTACATACTTTGGTTTCTCAATCTCATACCCGTCAAGCCAAGCACGAGCGAATATTTCTGCCTTAGTCACACAATCTCCATCCATCCATTGACGAATTTCGGGAGAAATATTACTCATAGCGTATGATAGTGACAAATGAGCGTGCTTGTAACTCTCAATCCAATTAGCCAAAAACTGAGGGATTTTAACTTTTTCAGGTTCGTCAATTTTTTGTATAAGCTTTATAAATTTCATTTTTCCCATTTGTGTAATAGAAACATAAGGCATATTTTCAATCTCGCTAATCACTTCCTGTTTATTCATTTTCCAACTCCTTTATCTCCTTTTGCAATTCTTTGATGTGTCTTCTTAATCGCTCTCTGCGTAGTCCTGCGTTACGATAACACAACTTGCGATTGCAGAAGTTATCTTCTTCTTTGTTATCTAAACGCTCTTGATACACTTCCAAAGAATGCCTAAGCTGTTTCAATCTCTCCTCTTTAGTCATTCTAATCCCTCTGTCATAGCTATACCAGCTATGCTGTCTTTATAAAATATGGCTTTTTTTCTTTCTTGAGACGATGCTCCAAAATAAGTAAAACAAATATTTTGAGCGTTTGGTTCATAATCTTTAACATCTTTAAAACACGCTGTGTTCCCATTCTTGAAATAAATTGCAATATTCATTCTAATTCCTCTATTTCTACCTCAATACGAGGGTTTAGGCTATATACTTTCTTAGCCCATATCTCCGAAACTCTGCCGTCGTCCGTCCACACGCAACCAGCGTCTGATATGCTGTCAAATAGCGACTTAATGTAGTTGTCTGTGTCTGGAAGTGTAGCGACTGGTATTGTTTCATCTTCCAACATCGGGCGCTTGTACTTTGTATTCAGCAGTTGCTTCGTCGGTTTGATGTAGAATGTCGCTCTAACTTTTAAAGCTGCATCGTACTTCTTGCTTTTCCATTGGTTTTTAACCAAAAGAGCGCATTGTCTGCGCCACAAACGCATATCATTTCTTTCATAAGCTGAAGCTCTGCCCTTGACGACTGCTAATCTTGGTCTACTCTGCGGTTTTGGCTCAATGTTTAGTGTTAATTTCATCCTAGCTCCCTTGCTATCGCTTCAATCACATTGACTGTCACACTATTGCCGGCTTGCTTGTATAGCTGACTGTTGCTATTTACTTCTTGAGCCCTGTCAAATGCCCAATCTGGAAAACCTTGCAATCTCCAACACTCACGAGGTGTCAGCTTGCGAATACGAAAACCATTTGATAAATGATTATTTTCATGATAACTATTACTTGTCAAAGTAGGAGCAATTTCGTATTCTCCGCCTTGATTATAACCATGGCCACGCTGAATGATTTTCGGTTCTTGCCCACCGCCTTGCATTGTAGATAACGTAGGCGCAAGCCCATCTGTGTCATACACTCTTGAGTTTTGGTCGTGGTTACCAGGGATGTTCCCTGCAATCTTGATTCCCTCTCCTTTATTCGTTGTAAGTGTAGGGGCCAATCCGTCTGATTGGAAAACTTCTCCATTCATGCCGTTTCCGGATGGATTAACATTCCCGATTTTCAAGATTGGTTGGCTATTAATTGACTGACTTTCTCCTCCGAAAGGAAAAACTCCTCTGGTACTTGCTCCTCTAAGATGTCCGATAATGAACACACGCTCCCGATTTTGGGGGACTCCGAAGTTTTTGCTGTTAAGCACTTGCCATTCAGCATCATACCCCAATTCATCCAAGGTTGCGATAATGGTCTCGAATGTATCCCCCCCATTGTGATTGAGGAGTCCTTTGACGTTCTCAAG